AAAGATGAATGGGTATTAGTTTGTGAACCCGGCTGGCATCTTATGGTTGCCAAATGGATTTACGCAGACCAATGGCAATATGCTCAAATTGATGATCCTAAATTTTATTTAAGTTGCCGTCCTACCCATTGGATGCACCTGCCAGATTGGATGCACCTGCCAGAATTACCGGAGTCACCGAAATGAAATGGAAATCAATTGAAACCGCGCCGAAGGATACGGAGGTTCTTTTGTATTTAAAGGGAGGTGGAATCGTAATTGGTCAAGGTTGGCACACTTACGACGAACCTTCATATGGTGAGCCATCAAAAGAGTTGTATTGGTGGGTTGAACAAAGAGGTGGCGTTCACCCTACTCACTGGATGCCACTACCGGAGCCGCCAAAATGAAAAAAACCAAGTTTACGGGATTTAAAAGGTCAGCACCCAGATGGGGCGCGGAAGGATTTTCACAATAAAACCCTTCTGGAAGTACGACAGGCTGAAAATGATTACAGGAATAACAATCAACGCAAAGGCAACGGGAGAAATAAATGAGATGGCATACATATGAACATGATAACTTCATCGGCATTTGGCCTGATGAAGGGGTTGGAAATAGCGGGGGCTATGCACCGATGGCGAAGGTTGTCGGTGATAAACGGTGGGTAACGGATGAAAAACGCAAGGAAATTGCTGAATTGATGGCATCCGCCCCTAAATTGAAGGAAGAAAACGAACGGTTATGGGAAAATCTATCATGGGCAATTGGAATATTAGAACAATTGCCTGTGGTTCATAAAAATGAAGAAAGTCGTGTAATTTTTGTTGAATCCATTCAGAAGTTAAAATCCGCACTGAAGGAGAGCGAGTGATGTATATCGTAAAGAGCCGCGCACCAGAACTTGTTGTTGAATTACTGGAAAGTGCGGTAGAAAATAAGGACAAAACTATACGACAGGCCAAAGAGGCTTTGGAGATGTGGGTTAAATTCTGGAACGCTGACAACGATGAAAACTCATTGGAGCCGCTATTGGCAAGAACCATTAAAAAGAAGGAACGCAAGATGAACGTATTGATGCCTAACCAAATTATCATTGCATTGCGCAACCAAGCCCAAGATTGCGAAGATTCGGAACGAGACCCTGTAACGGGCATTTCGACATGGCCAAAAGAAACTACGCTTCAATGGCAAGCAGCAGACTTGATTGAAGAAAGAAAGCGCGAGATTGATACATATGAGGACGTTGTAGATCAGGTGCGGGCAGCAGTTTTTGATCTGCGAGCGATTTTAGGGTACAAAAACGATGATTTGGAAATCTAAACACCCGCATTTGTGATTCATTTGTTGGCGTGTTAATTGCTAGACATGGCATTAGATATCCAAAACCTGACAGAAGGCCAGCGGCGCGAACTCGTTCGCCAGTTAAAGGCTAAAAATTACGAGGAAAGCCTTTATGACTTTACTGTCAGGGCTTGGCGTGAGGTTGATTCTGCGCCGTTTGCTCATGGTGGTTTTGCTTTGCAAGCTATTTGCGAGCATCTACAAGCTTGTTGCGATGGTTATATTAGGAATTTAATCATAAATGTTCCGCCACGATTTTCAAAATCAACCATTACTGGGACTATGTTCCCAGCTTGGGTGTGGGCGCAAGAATTAAAAAGCCCGACATCCGGGCCGGGCATGCAATTCCTTCACTCTTCATACGCCATGAACTTGTCTATTCAGGATTCGGTTAAATGCCGCCGCCTGATCGAAAGCAAGTGGTATCAAACGTTGTGGGGCGAAAGATTTAAGCTTGTAGGCGATCAAAATACAAAAACGCGTTTTCAAAACGACCAGAATGGCATTCGAAATACAGTGTCGGTGGGATCGGCAACGACTGGTTTGGGCGGCAACTACCTCATGGCCGACGATCCGAACAATGCTCAGGAAGCCAATTCGGAAGCGATCATTGCCTCAACCATCGAATGGTGGGACATGGCATGGTCAACCCGTTTGAACGATCCGAAGAAGGGCGTAAAAATCGTCATTCAGCAGCGTCTATCGGAGCAGGATATTACAGGTCATATTCTGTCGAAGGACGTAGGCGAGTGGACGCATTTGTGCTTGCCAATGCGTTTTGAACCAGCGCGTCGCACTTACAATGTTCTCGTTCCGGCGGAGTTTAACGATGGCGAGGCGGTTATCTGGACTGATCCGCGCGAATCAGAGAATCAACTTTTGTGGCCGGAACGTTTTGGCGAGCAAGAAGTTACCTTGCTTGAAAAGACATTAGGGCCATATGCGACTGCCGGACAGCTTCAACAGCGACCAGAACCTGCGGGTGGTGGTATTTTGAAGCGTGAATGGTGGGGTGAGTGGACGAAAGAAAAGTACCCGCACAACCTTGAGATCGTTATTGCGTCGGTTGATACGGCATTTGGCGCAAAAGAATTTGAAGGCGATTTTTCGGCTTGCACGATTTGGGGCGTTTATCGCGATTCTGGCCCGACAACGGGCATCGTGGGTGGCGATATGGGCGGTAGCTGGCAGCGTATTTCCGCCGAAGATCGCGAAGCCGACGTTCCAAAGGCCATTTTGATGCATGCTTGGCAAGGCAGAATGGAACTTCACGAGCTTGTGCAGAAGATTGCTGCATCTGCGAAGGAGTGGAAGATTGATATGCTCCTGATTGAAAACAAAGCATCGGGTATATCCGTCAGCCAAGAGCTACGGCGTCTATTTGGCGCGGAGAGCTATGGCGTTCGGCTTATCGACCCCAAAGGTTTAGATAAAGTCGCACGTACCTATTCAATTCAGCATCTGTTCTCTGAAGGCATGATTGTAGCCCCTACAGACCCCGCTGGCGACGTTTTCCGCGTTTGGGCTGAAATGGTAGTGGCTCAATGCGCAACGTTCCCAAAAGGCAAACATGACGATTTGCACGACACGGTAACGCAAGCATTGAATTGGCTACGTTCGACCGGAATGCTACAACGCGGCGCAGAACGCACGGCAGAGCTTGCCAGCATGAATCAATGGGTGGGGAACAAGGATAGCATGCCCTTGTACCCAGTCTGATTACACTGTATGTAAACCATCAGCAGCAATGGAGGAATTGATGTCAAAATACACATGGATGATTGAGTTAAATAAATATGACCCTATTGGAATTGATCATCTGGTCATCAAGGCAGACAGTTGTGTCGCTGTTGACGGCATGGTTTCTTTTTTCCGCAATGAGAAAAATCAAGAAGATAGCATATGGGATAACAACTATATGGTGGCGATGCTCCCGTCAGATCGTGTCATGTCCGTTGAATTGTTAGACAATGAGACTGGCGAGCCTATTGGGTTTATCCCGAATGATTGATAACCCGCACTTAAAAACACCGGAGCAAATGGCTCAAATCGTATGCCCAATGGGTGTCGGGCAGGGTACGCCGGGCCGCTTTGTCCGCGTTGGCAACGTAGAAGTAGGGCGTCCCTGCATTGCAGACAAGTGCGCTGCGTGGCGTTGGAATCGCCAATGGGAAGAAACCACTGAATCTGAAGAATTGCCAGCGGTCGGCTACAGTGAAACGCGTGGATATTGCGGAATGATTGGCGCGTGACAAAACCAAAAGAATTGAAAACTATTGATACGGTCGTCGCCAAGGATTTAGGCGGCGGCTACATAAAGATAACCGCAGTTGTCGGAACAAAGCTGCATGAATTGCGCGTAAAAAGATCAGTTGCTGTGGGTATAATCGGCCAGTTAGCACAAGCACTTGACGGCAACTTGCATACTATGTAAATGCTTAAGCGTATTAGGACTGGGAACTTCCGATACGTTGCGTATCACCTAGTAGATGATTACCACCAAATGGGGTGGATGATCGTGGCACATCTTGGCGCAACTCATGGGGAATATTCTGTTCTTATGTGGCGATGCGATTGCAAGGAGTAGGCCATGATGTGGAATCACCGTGTCGTAAAGTATGAAACCCGCAATTTGTTTGGCGATCCCGATGTTGGGTATGCCATTCACGAGGTTTTTTATGATCAAGATGGTAATGTTAATGGCATGACATCCAATGCTGTAGCCCCGTGGGGTGATACAAAGGATGAATTGAGGCATGATTTGCTTCGTATGCTTGAAGCATTAAACAAGCCAGACCTTGATTTAACTGAACAAGACGATTAATCGCGTTTGCGAATTAAACGTAATTGCCATATAATGCGCGGAACTCCAATAGGATACCGCAAATGGCACTGACGCCCGGTCTCGTTCCAGCCAATCTTCGTCTGGATCAAAATCAACCAAATGATAACCTTGACGAAGGGCAGGATACTGTTGTCGTCATGGATGCTGACGAGGATGCCGATCTTCCCGAACTCGACGCCAGCGGTAATGTACTCCGTATTGACCACGGTGACGGCTCTATAAGCGTTTCGCTTGACGGTCGGCCTATTCAATCGGCTAAAAAGAGCAAAAACGGAGGCTGGTATGAGAATCTGGCTGACGATATTGGCGAGAGTGAACTGTCAACGATTGCTGAAAAGCTAATCAAGGGCATTGAAGAAGATATTGAAAGCCGAAAAGAGTGGATTGAAGATCGTGCGCAAGGTTTACGCCTACTTGGCCTCAAAATTGAAATCCCCGGCCAGCAAGGAACGGCAGACGGCGCACCCGTTGAGGGTATGTCACGCATTCGGCATCCGCTCTTGCTCGAAGCTGTGCTACGATTTCAAGCAAACGCGCGGTCAGAACTACTGCCCACGGATGGACCTGTAAAGGTTCGCGTTGATGGCAATCAGGATTCGCCTGATGTCGATCAAATGGCAGAGTATTTGGAGCGCGATTTTAACCATTATCTGACCGCAGTAGCCAAAGAGTACTATCCTGACACGGATAAGATGCTGTTTATGCTTGGCTTTGGTGGGTCATCGTTCAAAAAGGTTTATTTTTGCCCACTTCGTAACCGCCCAGTGTCGGAAACGGTCGATGCAGACGATCTGATCGTCAACAATGAAGCTACAGACCTATCAAATGCGCGTCGCATCACGCATAAGATTTCCATGCGGCCATCTGTGGTCAAACGGATGCAGATTATTGGCGCATATCGCGATGTTGATCTGGGGCAAGCCAAAGAAAAAGAGCTTAATGCCGTTCAACTTGAAAAAAATGCGATTGGTGGCGTCGAAGGTGACGTGAAAGACGTCGAAGATCGTGATCGCGAGATTTATGAGTGCTATTGTGAACTGGATATCCCCGGTTTTGAGCATAAGATTGATGGCGAGGAAACGGGTCTTGAAGTCCCATACCGCGTAACCATCGACGTATCGTCCAAAAAAGTTCTCAATATCGTTCGGAATTACAAGGAAGAAGATCAGGACTTGCCTGAAGCCCTCGTTCACTTTGTAAAGTTTGATTTTGTGCCGGGTTTGAAGTTCTACGGCATGGGATTGCTGCATATTCTTGGCAATACGACCAATGCATTGACCGCAGTGTGGCGCGAGCTTCTTGATGCGGGTATGTATGCCAATTTCCCCGGCTTCTTGTACGCAAAAACCAGCGGACGTCAGAATAGTAACATTTTCCGCGTTCCTCCGGGCGGCGGCGCACAGATTGACACGGCTGGTATGTCGATTCAGCAGTCAGTTATGCCATTGCCATACAAAGAACCGTCAGGTGCGCTTCAGGCATTAGCCGAAAGTATTAGTCAATACGGTCAGCGCGTTGGCGGCACATCCGAATTGCAAGTTGGCGAGGGTAAGCAGGACGCTCCGGTCGGGACGACGCTTGCAATCATTGAACAAGCGCAGAAAGTGCTTAACAGCGTTCACAAGCGGCTTCATTCGGCTCAGGCTGACGAGTTCCAGCTTCTTGCGGAGTGTTTCCGTGAGCATCCAAAATCATTCTGGCAGCGCAACAAGCGTCCGGCGACTAAATGGGATGAACAGACGTTCATTTCGGCGCTCAGCAATTATGAACTTGTCCCACAGGCCGATCCTAACACGGCAAGCCACATCCAGCGCGTCATGAAAGTCACGGCACTGATCCAATTGGCTCAGCAAGCACCTGACTTGTACAATCTTGACGCGGTGAATCGTGAGGCATTGTTGACCCTTGGCTGGGCTAACCCTGCCTCGTTGCTGCGTGACACGGTTAACCAACCCACTCCGCCTGACCCACAGGCTATGGCCGCACAGACCGCCGCACAGGCCGCTATGATCACGGCTCAGTCGAAAATGACTGAAGCGCAGGTCAAGGTGCAGGAAATGCAGAGCAAGACGGGCGGCACTCAAAGTCTCACGCCACAGGATCAGGTCAAAATGGCCGAAATCCAGCAGAAAAACATTGATGCTCAGCTTGATGCCACGAATCGCAAACGTGATCGCGAAAGCCGTGAGCGTTTGGCTGCAATCAAGTTTGCTGAAGAGATGGCTGCTAACCCACAAGGGCTTGGCGTTGCGCGGCAATTGATTGACCCTAGCATGCTTCAGCGGCTAGAGGGCGACGAGCCAGAGATGGAAACTAGCCCTGACGGCACAATTAAGTAGGTGAATTATGGATAATGAATTGACCCAACCATTGGGGGAGTTGTCTCCGCTTTATTCTCTTGGTACAGAGTTTATTAAGCAGCGTGGCAGCACGGGTCATTCTGTTACAGACGATGAAACTAATGCTTTGCGTCTTGCGACACAAACGTTACAACAGCCTACACCAGAAATAACACCTTCAATTAATAAGGAATCCAATTATGCAACGTCTCAAAATGGACCGTTCTACCGAGTCTCGCCAAAAAGTTCTGGCGGAAATAGACAGTTTTCTTCAACAAATGAAGAGCAAATATGGCCAGCCTCTCCCGCTGACGCAAACGGGTCAGGACCGATTAGATACGGAGATACACAATATGATAAGACAACGTACAAACCCTATAAGGTAATGCCATCTGAAGAACAAAATATTCCTCTTCAGTCTGCGCAAACATATGTTAGTTCTCGTGGGTTGCCCCAAATATCTCAACCAAACATGCCATCCTCGTCTTTGTCAAAACAAAGCGCGATTGGGCGCACATATGCTTTAGCTGCGGAAGATAATCCAGAATATAAAAACATTATTTTTAATGCGTATGCTCGGAGCATGCCCGAAGTAATTAAACAATCTGGAGCATCAAATTATGATGAATTGCTTCAATCTGCTTATCAACAGATGGCAAAAGAAACTTCTGACCAATTCCAAGCATTGCCTTTAAGGTATTCGTATCATCAAAATGGTGAAGGTAACTATGTAGATAGCCCTAATATGTTGCACGATTTGCATGACAATGGTCATCTTTTTGTGTTTCAAGGTGGGGACAAACACGATTTTTTACATAATATTGATCCTGAAACAGGCTTAAATGAGAACGAAAAATTTAGAGCAGTTCATGATGCTTTCGGGCATGGAATATTTGGGAACACTTTTGGACCAGAAGGGGAAGAACGCGCATGGAGTGTGCATTCTCAAATGTACTCTCCTTTGGCGCAATTAGCGATGACCGCTGAAACAAGAGGACAAAATAGTTTTGTAAATTATACCCCTGCCAATGTTGATATTAAAGAAAGAATTTATGAAATTGAAAAACAAATGGCTGATGTCAAAAGATTTGGCACGCCTAGTGAAATGGAAAAATTAAAAGATTTGAAAAAAGATGCTTATAATCAATTTAATTTTGCCCCTAACAAAGCAGTGTTATTGCCGCCTGAATATTTAAGCACTTCTTATAACGGAGGTATTCCAGAATATTTACAACCTTTAATTACACCTGAACAGGGGACAACTCTTTCATCCTCATTAACTCATTATAGTTCTAATCCGTCACTTACTATGACTGACCCTTCAAAATATGGGACTGGGTTACGCGGAGATGAAAGAAATAGAGTTTTGGCGGGGGGTATTAAAGATAGGACATATTTTTATTTAGGCGAACCCAACTCAATTACTCCTGAGCCGGGCCTTGGTGCATCAAGATATGGTGCGCAAGGAGAAAATTTATATGATGCATCATCCGACCCAGCAAAACTTTATCGTTTAGCTAAAATGTCGAATGTTTCATCACCATTATCAAATTTTAATCCTAATTCTGTGCCACATGAACAAATAATGAATGATGTTGAGCGCCTAGCAAAAGAATATGGGTATTCTGGCGTAGCGCATCCTGATCATGCTAACCCGATGGCGATTATGTTTAATCCTACTCCTGTACAACGACAAAATACAGGTGGAGCTATTGAAGATCATGCTATGGATTTAATTCGCAAACATTTAGACCACGAGGATCACCATGCTGCCTAAAAGCACAAGAGACGCACTTCGCCTTGCGCAAGAACTAGGCCGTGGTAATGACACGATCCTTGCTCATATTAACCCTCGTGAAGCTGCTATGCTGAAGAAGCGTGGTGGCTCTGGCAAGATTAACCCACATACGGGCTTGCTAGAGTTCGATGATACAGGTGATGGCGGTGGCGATAACCCTCGCGCTGATAGCGTATCGCAATCCGAACAGCGTTCTTCGGATGAAGCCGCACGTCAGGATAGCCAGCAAGGCTCGCCAGATACAGGTAATTATGGTGGCGCATCGACGAATTTAGTCGGCGGGAACAGCGGACTTTTTGCTGTAGCCGATGCATCTGCCGCAATGCAGAACCAACTCAATGCTTTGGCTCAACAAAGCAAAACTGATGTGTTTAATTCGCAGACAAGCACGCCGAATCAATCCCCAGACCTTTCAACGTATTCATTTGTAAATCCTAGAATAGCGGCTGGGTTAAGCGATTCTGCTCCATTAGGGAGTGGGCTTTCTGCTCGGCTGGCACAAGCTGCTGGTGCTGGAGATGTTACTAATAACCCATTAGGATATAATACGGCTGCACAGGCCATACAAAAAGAAGCTCTTAATCAAATGCAAGCTCAGCAACAAGCTGAGTTTAATTCTCCTATTTCGGATGGCACACCCAACAATCCTATTCGGGTAGGTGGAACGCCGAACACTGGGGTTGCTGGTTCTTCCGCAGATCAATCGTTGGCGAGTATTTTAGGTCAGAACCTTGCCCCTACCACTCTTGCTTACTCTCCCCCAGTGCAAGCACCTATGGGTGGGGATGTATCAATTCCAACGCCTATCCCACGTCCTGATCAGCAAAACTGGAACACTCCAGCACCTGCGACTGTCGCGACCACTCCGGTAGCTACGCAGCCTTCCACTGTTGCTCAATCGCCAGATAACGTGCCATTACCGCCCGTTAATCCTGATCAGCCTATTGCGACACAAACACCTCCAAAAACTATATTGGGAGCGATCCTCGGCGGTTTAACTGGCAATGGTCAAACGACATCGACCGATTCCACGCAAAATTCGTTAGGCTCAATATTCAAAGATACTTCGCCTGAAGGTCTGGCAAAACAACAGGCGGTGCAGGAAAAGATTGACAATGGCATTTCGTTGAATACGCAAGACGTGCAGAACATGTCGCAAGCGCAATATGACGCTGCGTATAAAGCTGGCTTGCTGACTGCGGGTGTACCTACGGGGAATACGCTATCGGATTTGTTAAGCGGTAAGCTTGGCAATACGGTATATCGTGATCCGACAAGTGACCTTGGACAGCGTGGCAATCTGGGCGGCAATCAGGGCGTTAACGCGGCGGCTACTGGCTATGGGCCTAAACACCCCAATGTTCCTGTACCGTCGGCTGCTTATCCTGCTGCGCAATATGTAACGCCGCAAAACTATGGTTATCAAAACCTCGGCTCAACAGACTACACCTATGGCAATAACATCAATTGGAACATGTCGCCGGGCTACACTGCCGCCGCCAATGGTGGAAAGATTAACAATAACAACGCCATCGCTAATGCACTTCGTATGCTTACTGGTGAGAACAAATCGTGATCAAATGTTGTGCCAATGGAAAAAATAGGATAATATTCAACTACAGCAACTGCGTTGCCGCAGCTATGGAGCAAGTTTATGCATGAATATCTTAAAGCTGCCCGTGACGGAGCGGCAAAGCGGTTAAAGGACATTGAGTCCGGTGAGCCACACACGGAGGTTGATTCGTCCACATGGACGCCACCTGCAATGGAAAATGCTGGCAAGAAGACGGGCATGCGTCCTGTTAGCCCACGCCAGTATAAGTCCGGTGGCAAAGTTCATGGCGATATGTCGAAGAAACGCGCTGACCGTAAAGCCCGTAAGTCGGGTGGTCGCGCACTGACGGTCGATTCGCTTATTAATCGCGACGCTAAGGAAGCCAACTTCCAGCGCGACGGTGTTAAGCACATCGGCGGCATGAAGAAGGGCGGCAAGGTTAAGCGCGAACATCACGCTGATGGCGATCCCGTTGGTTCGCAAGACCAGATTGCACAGATTATTCGTCAAGCTGAGATTGAACAGGGCATGAAGAACCGTGGCATTCCGGCCCGTGTTCCAATGCCCCCTCGTCGGCCAGTTCAACAAGATCATTATATGCCTAACACGAACCTTACTACGCAAGGTGCGAAAAAGGGCGGCAAGATTCGCGCGAAACATGCTAAGGGCGGCGCTGCACATCCTGATGAGGCTGAAGATAAGGCACTCATTCGCAAGATGGTTAAGCCAGAGGCTCGCACTGGCAAGGCTCATGGCGGCGAAAAGTGGATTCAGGGTGCTATCAAGCACAAGGGTTCGCTGCATCGTGCATTGCATGTTCCAGAGGGCGAAAAGATTCCTGCAAGCAAGCTGAAGAAGGCTGAGCATAGCAAGAATCCGAAGCTTGCAAAGAAGGCTCATCTGGCTGAAACGCTTAAGCGCATGCATCATGCAGATGGCGGCAAGGCTGGTCGCGATTTGTATGTGCGCCAGAACTACCCACATGAAGTTCCGGGTGCTGATGGCGGTCGCACGGCTAAAAAGCGTGGCGGTGGCTTAAGCAAGGGTAAGACGAACGTGAACATTATGATTCACCCGCATAACCCTAACATGGCTATGAACCCACCAATGCCAGTCGGTGCTCCGATTGCGCCTCCTCCGCGCCCCGTGGCAGTGCCTCCTATGGGCGGTATGCCATCAGGTGCGCCAATGGGCGGAATGCCTCCTATGGGCGGCGGAATGCCTCCTATGGGTGCTGCTCGTCCGGGCATGCCTCCAATGGGTCGTAAGGCTGGTGGTCGCGTTGAGAACAGCGATAAGCCAGAGCATATCATTGATAATGCTGCTGGTGGTGGATTGGGCCGTCTTGAGAAAATCAAGGCATACGGTCTGAAATAATTTAGCGAGGCCGTTGTATGTCAAATTCCGCGAACAAGAGCTTTGTCGAGCCGTCAGATGGCACGCAGAACTGGGGTACAATCCTCAATTCTAACTTCACCATCGTTGATAATGCTCTCGGATCGACGACGTCTATCTACTTGTCCAACAGTTCTACGGTAGTACTTACAACGGCCCAATACCAAGACTTGCGTCTGGCATTGTCTGGTACTGTAAACACGGGCAATTCTGCGACGGTTACTATACCATCCGGCATTGGCGGGTTTTGGGTAGTCAGCAATGGCACGAGTGGCGGCGGCACTGTAACTGTTAACAGTGCTGGTGGCGGCTCATCTGTGTCAATGGCACAGGGCAAGAACGCATTTCTGTTTAGCGACGGGTCAAGTGTCTATTTTCTGACATCGCCCAATACTGTAGCCACATCGGATGGTGGCACGGGTCTTTCGACCTTCACGGGTGCTAATAATGCGTTGTATTCAACGTCTGCATCTGCACTGACGGCAGGTACTCTCCCATACTTGGCAGGTGGTACGGGCATTTCTACTACGCCGACTAATGGTCAGATTGATATTGGTAATGGAACGGGCTTCACACGCACAACTATTACGGCGGGTAACGGTGTAACGGTTACTAACGGCGCTGGCTCAATTACGCTTTCGTCTGCTGGTTCTGTTGTAAATTCCCAAATTTTCTCATCATCTGGAACATGGACAGTCCCATCGGGCGTTCAAGCTAATGACCTTGTAATGGTAGAAATCTGGGGTGGTGGCGGCGGCGGTGGTGCATATGGCAGTAGCGGCACTAGTGGTGCAGGCGGTGGCGGTGGTGCATTTTACCAAGGTTGGTTTTTAGCAAGTCAAATTGGTTCTAGCCAATCAATTACAGTAGGTTCTGGTGGGGCGGGAGGGTTTGCCAGCAATGCCGCAACTGCTGGCGGGAGCTCATCTTTTGGTAGCCTTATTACAGTGACTGGTGGCAACGGTGGTATCTCTAACAGCACGGGGGGTGCTTACGGAGGTGCTGGCGGTAGCCTTTCTGGTTACGCTGTTTCTCCTTGGGCTGGCGGGGCTCCAATTCAGGGTGTTGGAAACAATTCTGGGTACGGCGGCGCTAGCGGTGGGGGTGTAAATTCCGGTAACAATGGTGGAACTGGAGGCTATTCTATTTGGGGCGGCGGCGGTGGTGGTGCATACGGCAGTAGTAATTTAGGCCAGTCTGGCGGTGTCTCATTACAAGGTGGGGCAGGTGGCGCAGGAGCTTCTCCGACAGGTACAGCGGGAACAGCACCAGCAGGTGGCGGTGGCGGCGGCACAACAACTGGCGGCGCTGGCGCGCGCGGCGAAGTCCGCGTTTTTGTAATTCGTCAGACGACGGCGTGAGGATAACATGGCTGCATATGCTGTAATTGATAGCAACACTAAATTAGTCGTAAATTCCGTTGAATGGGACGGGGCAAATGAATGGTCACCTCCAGAGGGGACATTTGTTGAGCTTCTTGCAGATGGTGCAGGTATTGGCTGGTCATGGGATGGCACGTCTTATCATACGCCTCCTGCACCTGTTGAAGCACCTGCCCCTACGGTTGAAGACCTTCAAGCTCAACTTGCGGCGTTGACTGCCCAAATTAATTCTTTGGCAAGCCCATCATAAACCTGTTTAGGTTTTATTCCCCACAATAGGAATATCAATCATGTGACATGTATAAGTGTCGCATGAAACAGACATATAGCACATTCCTTGAATACGAAATCGGACGCCTCATCGACGAGGCGGTTGCCGACGAAGTGTCTGTGCTTGCCAATGGCAATATTGATAAGATCGAAGATTACAAAACACGAGTGGGCATAATCAAAGGTTTGCAAAAAGCCAAAGACCTTATGCTCGAAGCAGATCGTAATATCCAATCAGGCGAAAGAGGATAACATGCCATATACGCGCATGCACCATGACGTTGACCCTAAAGAAACCATCTTGAAAGAGCTTGGCGATATTAGCGGTATCGAAATTTTTAATACACACGTTCTTGTAGCTACATATATTCGTCCCAACAAGACAAAGAGCGGCATCCATTTGACAGACAAGTATGTCGATGAGGATCGCTATCAGGGCAAGGTTGGTCTTGTCGTTAAGAAGGGTCCACTCGCGTTCGTTGATGAAGATCAGGACTGGTTTAAGGGCGTTGAGGTTAATCTGGAAGATTGGGTTGTGTTCCGTCCATCTGATGGCTGGAAGATGACTGTTCATGGCGTGGAATGCCGCGTTTTGCGTGACATCGACATTCGTGGCCGCATTCCGGCTCCTGATGCAGTTTGGTAAAGGAATTGTTTCATATGGAACAGGCAGAAGACAATATTACCGTCGTTGACGACGCTCCTGAAGAGAACAAAGTAGAAACAAAAGTAGCGGATAACGATGCGCAGACGCCAGAAGACGGCATTGCGGAACTAAAAGCTCGTCTTGAATCGGAGCAGAAACTTCGCTTTGAGGCGGAGAATCGAGCTCGTCAGGCTCAGCAAACGGCCACAAAAGCCGCTGCGGAAGTTGAAGGCAGTAAGCTTCACATCCTTAATGGCGCAATTGATAAACTGAAACGCGAATCCGAGTATTCAAAAACTCGTTACAAAGATGCTCTTGCGTCAGGCGATTACGATACGGCGGCGCAAATTCAGGAAGCAATGTCGATTAATGCGGCAAAGATGCTTCAGCTTCAGAACGGCAAAGCTTCTTTGGAAGAGCGTCTGGAGAATCCCGCCCCAGCCGCGCCGCAAGCAAGTGATCCTGTTGAACAGGTCGCTTCGCAACTGTCCCCACGGTCTGCAAACTGGATTAGGTCGCACCCACAGTGCGTAACCGACCCACGCATGTACCAGAAGATGGTTGGCGCACATAACATTGCCATGTCGGAAGGCTTTGTTGTTGATTCGGATGCGTATTTCGACGCGATTGAGCAGACGATGGGCTTCAAAAAGCAGCCTGTAGTTGTTCCCGATGATGGCGAGGATGTTAATTTGTCAGCGGCATCTGCCCCAACGCAAAAGCGCACATCCGTTCCCGCCGCTCCAACAACTCGCACAGCTTCAGGTACGGGCAACAATAAACAAGTTGTTCGTCTGACATCAGAAATGCGCGAGATGGCGTCTATGATGGGTATGACCCCTGAAGATTACGCAAAGAACATGGTCGCCCTTCGTAAAGAAGGCAAACTTAACTGATAGGAGAGCCAAATGGCTGATACTGAAAATGGCTTGACCAAGCTCACGCCAAGGTCGTCTAAAGCTTCGATCCGCCCTGACATTCGGGCAGAAGTTCGTGAAGAAAGCCCAGCGGAACGCGCTCGTAAGAGGGCGGATGAAATCCGTAAGCATCGTTCTGGGCTAGACCTTGATAGTACTGACCGATTCGCGATTGATACTTCGATTGTCCCCGAAGGATGGTCATACGAGTGGAAGCGCAAATCAATCTACAATCAAGAAGACCCTGCATATCAAATTCGGTTGGCAGATGGCGGCTGGACTCCTGTTCCGGCGACTCGTGATGCTCGTCACGCAGCCCTTATGCCGACTGGGAATTTCGCCACCATCGAACGTGACGGAATGATTTTGATGGAGCGTCCAAAAGAGTTGACAGACGAAGCAAAAGATATAGAATTGCGTCGTGCTAGAAACCAAGTTCGCGCAAAAGAAGCGCAGCTTAGTGCCACACCGGATGGAACATTGGCGCGTGATGCTGATCCGCGTACTCGTCCAACGGTTAAAAAGTCTTACGAGGCTATGCCGATTCCACGGGAATAAAGGCGGTCTCAAACTTGCCCTTGGGGAGGCAAGTTAAAATTGTCGGGGTTGGCAGTGCCGGGCGCATAGCAACCTCATCACTCATGGAATCTCTGCAATGGCTAATACGCAAGCGTATTTTGGCTTCACGCAGTATCAGGGTGGTGCTGGCGGCGCTCCGACGTTCGCTCAGTCCACCCGGCGTATTGCGTCAGGCAACGGCACTGCAATTTTTACTGGCGATCCTGTCATGCCAGTAATCGGCAGTGCTAACGGCTACATTACTCAGGCTGCTGCTGGCACGACGACCCTCGCGGGTATCTTCGTTGGCTGCAAATATACTTCGACTTCGCAGAAGCGCACGATCTGGTCTAACTATTGGCCGGGTTCGGATGCTACTGGTGACGTAGAAGCATACGTCATTGATGATCCGAATGCTCGTTTCATCGTCCAGACCAGCACGACGGCTTTCCCAATCACTGGTACGCTTTCGACTCAGACCTCCGGCGTTCAGGGCCAGTATGCCCAGTTCACCATTGGTACGGGCAACACGGCTACTGGCCGTTCGGGCGCTTACCTCTCGGCGGTTGGAACGACTGTCACCTATCCATTCACTATCGTTGACTACCAAGTTGGTTTCGGCAACGGCGGCGATCCTACCACGCAGTACTGCAACGTGATCGTTGGCTTCAACAACGAAATCTTCCGTAGCAACGGCGCTGGCCCAACTGGCATCAGCTAAGGAGTAAGGTACTATGGCTGTTAATCTTTCACAGATCAAAGACCTTCTCCTCCCCGGTCTCCGTGGCGTTGAAGGCAAGTACGAGATGATCCCATCTCAGTACGACAAGATTTTCACTAAGCATGATTCGAAAATGGCTCTCGAACGTACCGCAGAAATGCGCTACCTCGGCCTTGCGCAGTTGAAGACCGAAGGTGGTCAGACTGCATTCGATTCGAGCGCAGGTGAGCGTTTTGTGTACAATCAGGAACATACTGAAATTGCTCTTGGGTACGCGATTACCCGTAAGGCAATTGACGATAACCTGTACAAGACCCAGTTTATGCCTTCGAACCTTGGTTTGGTGGAATCGTTCCAGCAGACGAAGGAAATCTATGGCGCGAACATCCTCAACACGGCTCAGACGTACAATGCGTCGGTCGGTGGTGACGGCGTTTCGCTCTGCTCGACCGCCCATCCTATCGACGGTGGTACGGTTGCCAACACGCCAACGACTCAGCTTGACCTTAACGAAGCTTCGTTGCTCAACAGCATGATTGCTGTCCGCACGAACTTCCGCGATCAGGCTAACTTGAAGGTGTTTGCCCGTGCGCGTAAACTCATCGTTCCCCCGCAGCTTGAACCAGTTGCAATCCGTCTGACGAAGACTGAATTGCGTCCGGGCACTGCAGATAACGATGTCAACGCGATCATGATGACGGCTGGCGGTCTCAGCGAAGGCTATATGGTCAACGACTTCTTGACCTCGGCTTACGCTTGGTTCTTGCTGACCAACATCGACGGCTTGGCTTACATGGAACGCATCAAGTTCGAAACCGACATGCAAGTCGATTTCGTTACTGATAACCTCCTTGTGAAGGGCTATGAGCGCTATTCTTTCGGCTATTATAATTGGAGAAGTGTCTACGGTTCGTTCCCAACTTCGTAAGTGATAATCAATGTCAATTGATACGCGCGAAAAAAATCGACTTAGAGCGGCAGAATATCGGAAAAATAATCCTGAAAAAGTCAGGGAAAATAGCCGGCGTTCTCATGCTAAGTCTCGCCAAAACCCTCAAAAGGTCGAGGCAATTCGTGCGTATCAGGCATTGTATCGTGAACAAAACCGTGATGTCTTAAGTGACAGAGAACGTGAACGGCGTTTTGGCATTACTCGTCAAGAGTATGCCGAAATATTCCACTCACAAAACGGTACGTGCGCGATATGCTCACTCCCTGAAACTGCCACTCGGAATGGTAAGGTCAAAGCGTTAGCTGTAGATCATGATCATAAAAGTGGGAAAGTAAGAGGGCTTCTTTGTTCGGATTGCAATACGGGTATTGGTAAACTGAAAGAAAACCGTAATATTTTTCTTTCAGCAATAAAATACCTAGACAAGTATTCTGATCAAAGGCAAGTTGTGACGAAACTCGTGGATACTCAGAAAGGGTAATCCAAATGGCTGATACCGCATTCTCCGGTCCGATTATTGTATTTGGGCAAAACCCAACGCAACCATCGGACTATAACCCCGATCTCGGCACTTCCCTATTTTGGGGAGGTGCTGCCATCCTTGATCCTCGCGCTGCCTACACCTACTTTCCGGGTGAAGGTCAGTCCGCGCAGGATTTTGGCTGGCTCGGCTTTGATAACATCACGACCCAGAGCATTGTTCCTTATTCAAAGGCTACTGGCGCGATTGTTACCTCTGCCAATGCTACAAGTGCTACACTGACGTTGAACACGACGAATAGTGCCACGACTGGCGTGTATTATTCCACGAGCTTTGTTCGTGCGGATACTGGCGCAACTGATACGGTCTTGGCTCTTGATGCGTACACGTCCGTCACGGCGTCGTTTGCAAACGGCGTTATGACCATTACGGCCAACTCGGCAATGCCTGTCACTCCGGGCATGGTTGTAGTGGCAACGGGTGGCACTGTCTCGCAGGGTACTGCGGCTGGCACTGTTATCACTGGGCAGCTTACGGGCGGTTCGGCTGGTCAGGGTGTTGCGGGTACTTACTCAACCAACGGCAACCTGACGGCAACGTCTGGTACTGTCACGCTGGCTCTCCCAACGCCTACGGCTTGTGCGATCCCATCGGCAGTTAATGGTACGCCTTCGGTCTATCTCTGGAATGCACAGTCGCTTATTGGCCGTGCTGTTGCTGTCACCGCTGCTGCTTCGGCAACGGCTACGACTGCTACGGTTTCTGGGTATGACGTCTATGGCTTCCCATTGGTTGAAGCGATCACTCTTACGGCTGGCTCGCAGGTCAGTGGTAGGAAAGCGTTCCGGTACATCAAGAGCGTTGTTCTCAACGCCGCTGACGCTATCCACGCTTATTCGGTTGATACAACGGACGTTTTCGGACTTCCGCTTCGCTCTGATAACTTTGGTGATATTCTTGTCAACTACGCTTCTTCGTTGACGGCTACCACCCTGATTACCGCAGCGACTGGGTATCTTCCTTCTGATCGTACAGCAGCTACGTCTACGACTGGCGACGTCCGTGGTACTTTCTCGGCGTTTACGTCTAGCACTGGCGCGAACAAACTGGTTATCCGCCAGTCACCACAAGCCTACATGGTTGGCTCTGCTAACCCCGGCCTGTTTGGTGTCACTCAGTACAGCAACTTCTAAGGAACTAGGCCATGAAGGCACATACCCGTAAACACCACGCCAAGGGTGGTGAAGCAGAAAAGGGTGACATCTACAAGGATGCCCCCGTTACCGACGTGTACGAAGGCAAGGATTCGCCTACGGAACACGAGGCTGAAGAGCGTAAGCATGGTGGCCGCACGAAGCGCAAGCATGGTGGGCATGTAGCTCATCACAATGCTAAGCACAAAGAGCATCACCATGAGCATCCAAAGGCTGAACACCGCGCAAAACGCAAGCGTGGTGGTCATGTCCATGCAGAGCATGCCGTCCACGGCGAACATGCTAAGCATCGTGCAGACCGTAAGGCTCGCAAGAGCGGTGGCGAAGTAGGTGCAAACATGCACCCATTCTCGACGGCCCATAAGGGCATGGAACCACCAAAGCACACGTCTTACGAGCCTGAACACGATTGATACAGTTGAGGGGGTGTAAAAAGCCCCCTCACTTCTTCATAGGTGCGAAATGACCGCAGCATGGACACGTTCTGAAGGCAAATCTCCGTCTGGCGGGTTAAACGCCAAAGGACGCGCATCTGCTCGTGCAGAAGGGCATGACCTAAAAGCCCCTACGAAGGATAAGGATAACCCACGGCACGAGAATTTTTGTTCTCGTATGACTGGGTTAAAACGCAAGATGACGGGATCAGCAAAAGCTGCTGACCCAGATAGCCGTGTCAATAAATCACTTCGTAAGTGGGGTTGTTAAATGGCTGTGATATTTTCTTTGGGTGAAGTAATTAACATAGTGCTCACCGTTATCGCCATTGTTTTACTGGTGCGGAAATGACCGATAAACCATTTTGGGAAAATAAATTGCCCAAGGATCACCACAAAAAGCATTTGTCGCACAAGCAAGAGCAAAGTGCTAAAGCTAGTGCAAGGGCCGCAGGTAGGCCATATCCGAATTTGATCGATAATGCCGCTGCATCGCGGAAAAAGGGTAAATAATCATGGCTACTTATAGCAATAGCGGCGTAAGCTGGGATTCCATTACGAAGAATGGAAGGTACGAGCCATTTGAGCTTCAAGTATCGCGCAATAACATTTCAAATCATTCGACCTTAAGCATTTTTGGCTATCAAGCTGCCATCCCGACGAGCGGGTTTATCCCAGTTTGGGAAAATGCGACCACCTATACCTATCCTACATCCGCTCTAGCGATGACATATGCCAGCACGTCAAACGAAACATTGACGATGACTGTAAGCGGTTTGGATATTAATTATCTTCCAATTTCGGATACGGTAACTTTTTCCGGCGGAACGAGTGGTACAGCAACGAACGGAACTGCATTTTTCCGCATTAATAGCATGTCGGTGACTACGGTTGGAACAGCCGGAACGTCGAATGTAGGCACGATTACGGCGAAAAACAGCGGCACGACCTATGCTCAGATCAATCCAAGCATTGGGCGCACTCAATCTGCAATTTATACAGTTCCGGCTGGGTATACGTTTTATCTTAAGCGTACTCAGGGTTGGACTAACATGGTTTACACCTCTGGTTCGTATGGAACTTATCGTACTTGGACTATTAATGCTGCTGGCGTGAATGCTTTGGTGACTCAGCGTCCATTCGTTGCCAACTTTGTCAGCGAACGTTGGTATCCTAACATTTACACCCAAAAAACTGACATCCAATGGCAAATGTCGGCTACAGGCACGGCATATGCAGCAGGTTTTGCGGCTGAAGGCGTCTTGATTGCCAATGATGGCTCTCTGTAAGGATTTAACATGTCTAACGTTGCAATTTCCGCACTTACTCAGGTCACGAGCGTAGCTTCTACCGACGTTTATCCTACCGTACAGGGCGGATCGACCTATAAGGTTGCAGCATCTCAGCTTGCCACCTATCTGCTCGGCGGGACGGGCGGTATTGCTACGACTGTTGTTGGTTCTGGTGCAGCAACAGCCACACTGGGCAGTAACGGTGCTTATAACCTTGTCCTGACCACGAATACGGCTGGTACTAACCAAGGGACGATTACTCTTGCCAACGGTGCTAACGGCAACATCACGATTGCTCCGAACGGTAGCGGTACGGTAGCTGTTTCTGCTCCTATTACGGCGACTGGCTCTATTCTTTCGTCGAACGGAACGTCTGCTGCTGGCGTGGGTTATTCAACGGGCGCTGGTGGTACTGTTATTCAGACCGCGAGCCGCACGACTGGTGTGACGCTGAATAAAGCGACGGGCACGATTACGATGTTCTCTGCGGCTGGTTCTGCTACGGCGGCATCATTCACTGTCACGAACAGCGTTGTGGCGGCTACTGACGTTGTACATGTAACGGTGGCATCGGGCGCAACCAACTTGTATGTGATACAAGTCACGGCTACGGCGGCTGGATCGTTTCAGGTCACGTTCTACACAACGGGCGGCACGGCTACTGACGCCCCCGTATTAAACTTCGCAGTTATTAAGGGCGTCGCAGCCTAATAGGTGATTGATGACCACTAGTGGTACTTACAATTTCAATCCATCATTAGGTGAATTGACGCTCTATGCCTTTAATCTGGCTGGAGTGCGTAATACCTCTATTGCACAAGAGCATATGGAATCGGCGCGTATGGCGACGAATCTCATGCTTGCAAGATGGGCGAACATGGGCGTCAATCTGTGGGAAGTTAATCTTGTCACGATCCCCCTGACGACAGGCGTTTCTACCTATGCTGCTGGTGTAAATTCGGTAACGGGTTTGCCGGACGCGAATGATGCGAATCGCACTGTTATGGTTTTGGATGCGTATGTAACCACGCCAAATGGCGGTGAGAACATCGACCGAATCATTCTTCCGGTGAGCCGCACGGAATACGCATCGTATCCGAATAAGAATCAACAGGGATTCCCAACGATCTATTGGTTTGACCGCCTTGTTAGCCCGACTATTACGATTTGGCCTGTCCCCAATACGTCTAACGGCCCATCAACGCTTTCGTACTATCGCGTCACGCAGATTCAAGACAGCAATTTCACGGGCGGTCAAACTGTAGATATTCCGTATCGCTGGATGGATGCGTTTGCCAATGGGCTTGCTTACCGTTTGGCGAGGATTTGGAATCCCCCAATGGTGCAAATGCTTAAAGCGGAAGCTGACGAAGCTTATGCCATTGCCGCTCAGCAGGATACTGAGTGGACTAACATGTACATTTCGCCGCAGGTTTCCGGCTATTGGCGCGCATAGGAGGCGTAAATGGGTTACGCTTCCAAGGTCGGACGTGCAAGGGTTAGTGCTAAAAGCCCACAAGCTTTAGCAATTTGTGATCGTTGCGGCTTCACTTACAATCATACGAATTTATCGTGGCAATTTGATTGGGGCGGTGCGTCGCTTATCAATAAACGCATTCTCGTGTGCAATCCATGCCTTGATTTGCCGCAGAATCAGCTTCGCGCGATTGTGCTTCCGGCTGATCCAGTGCCGATCATGAATCCTCGTACCGAGAATTACATGGAAGCGGAAACGGATTACATTATTGAGTCGGGCAATACTACTATTGACCCAACTACTGGCTTGACCATTACCAATCCTATCTACATCGTCACGCAGGATGGACAGAACGTATCCAATCAAGTCGTTGGTATTCCCGGTGATATTGATCCTAATGCGATACAGCCACAATTCCAGAATGTGAAGTATGGCGTTCCCCTTCCTATTCTTTCAATGGTTGTAAGCAGTTCACCAACGGTTATTACTGTTACTTGTTCTGCTGCTCACGGCTTATCAACTAACAGTCAAGTTGCTGTAGAAGGCACAGGAAACAAAAATACCGATGGGTTTTTCAGTGTTACCGTAACAACGGCGACCGCATTTACCTATACGGTTCAATTCCCTTTAACAGTAGGAACGAGCATTCTTGGCTCTACAACAGTAGTGAAAACTGCTATAGTAGGCATACCTCGTGATTTTGTTCAGATTCCACAGACTAGGCCGTAACCATGACCACAGTTACCATACCAAATCTTCCGGCGGTCACGTCATTAAATGGCACTGAACCTCTTCTGGGCGTTCAATCCAACACATCTGTTAGGATAACGACAGCCCAAATCGCAAGTTTAGCGGTGGGTGCATCCGGGAATTTGCCTTGGACTGTTTCCGTTGGAGGCACAGGTGTAAGTACATTCCCAGTATCCAATGGTATCCTGATCGGCAATGGGACGAACGCTTTAACGCAGATTGCAGCACCTACGGGTACGAATTACATCCTCGTGGGTAGTTCGGGCGGCACTTATTCGTGGCAACCTACAGTTCCTGTCACTGCTGGCGTGGATAGTGTTAGCTTTGGAACTACTGGCTTAACCCCAGCATCTGCGCAATCGGGTGTTGTATCGGTAGCATTTGGTACAGTTCCAACCGCTGCTGGCATTTACAGCCCATCTACGAACCAGATTGCTCTCAGCACTGCCAGCACGCAGCGTCTTTTGATTGATTCAACTGGTGCTGCCACCTTCTCTACATCTGTCACTTCACCATTGCTGATCGCCACGGCTTCGCTCACGACGCCTCTGGTCATCGGCGGCTCTACCGCATCCTCGACACTGACGCTTGAATCCACGTCCGGTGCGGGTACGTCTGATAGCATTATCTTCAAGACGGGTAGTCAGGTTGAACGTATGCGTATTGATACCAACGGCAACGTAGGTATTGGGACGACTTCGCCGCAACAGAAATTAGATGTGCGCGGCAACATGATTATGCCGAGCGGGTTCATTTTTGGATCGCTTAGCGG